TTAAACACATTACGAACAGCTTGTAAATATTCGGGCTTGTCAATATAATGCACTGCCGAAGAAAAATAATAAGATGTTTGTAATGTGTCCATGGTATCAAAAAATAATTAAGGGTACTTCAAGCTTAGCACATTTATGCTAAATTGTCAATATGCTGGACCGTTAATTATTTGTGTAAAGTCTTTTGCCCAAGCTTGCCATTCATCATAAGTATCTGGGCTTGGTACTGGATAAGAACCAAACATTTCCATCTGCGATATGTTTTTAGCTGCAGCTTGCCAATTTTCTTCTGGGGCAAACATGACATTTTGTTGACCATAGTAAATAATCATGTTTGCATTCCAGTCTTCCCAGCTCATCAACTCTGGAACACAAGGAAAAAACTGCTGTACCGATACCAGCTTGGTCATGGACGTTCGTCACCATATTCAGCAGTAATTACCAGTTTACCCATTTCATAATTGCCGTCAAGAGTATTTGACTCAAACTTTAATTGAATCAAACGGTGCTCAACACGAAGGTCAATTTTACCAGTATCTGGATTAAAGAAATATGGTCCAGAGTCTTGTTCATCCTCTTGCATAGCTCCACTGGCAAATTTACGACCTAAAATGGTCATGGACATTTCACCAGATTGCAAGAAGTTTGGTTCTATACGACGAATATGCATACGACGATTAATACCAACCAACGAATTAGCACCAGGTGTTCCAGAGATCCAACTTATATCGCTAGTAGTAATGCTAGAATAAATTGCTGTCTCACCATTTAAAGCAATTTGATTCTGACCATATTCGTGTTGCCACAAATTAAATCCGCCAGTTACATAATACACTGGCTCACCAATAACAACCGTTGGTGAAAAGTTAGTTGAGCAAGTAATTAATGTAACACCTGGTGGTTTAACCGTGGTGTTATAAATATTTTGACTTGATGTAATTGTATAAGTTGGAGCTTGTGAATTTTGTGAAAAAGTCAAGCTATCGCCTGGACTAAATGTGGCAGTTTGATCGCCAGCTAAATAAATCTGATTGGCATTAGCAACTGGCAAACTAGCTGGATGCTGAATGGTAATTTGTGGAGTACCATAAATAGGGTTGTAATTCCAATCAATCCAAATAGGGTTGGGGAATAACTCAGTGGTATATCCACAAGAACGTTGCGCCCCTACTGCTTGACCAGCATCATACCAAATTTTATCTTTGGTATTATAAATAATAGCATCAGTACATTCTGTAGCGGTGCCACGGGGATAAAAGAACCAAATCTCATTGTAACGGGGAACTTTAGTTGCCCACACTTTTTGACGCTGTTCATAGTTGATGTTGTCAAATAGGTAGTTTACATTCTTATCATTTGGCACTACCACCACATTACCGTTATACGCATAGAAACGGTCAATACCCATCCACCAATAAACACCGTCCATCTCAACTATAGCATTAGATGACATAATTGAGATTTGGCTAGAAATAATATCATAATTCCAATAAGTTGATGGTACAGTTGATGCACCAGAACCAGCAGAATTAAATGAAACACGAATCAAACTATCAGTTGCCCAGAATAAGCCTGATGGTGAATTAGTACCGCCACGCATTGGCATACCTTTTACAATCTTAGATGCCGATACGTTTACTTGGTTGGCTAATGGGCCATTCCAATCGTAAAAGTTTTGATTGGTGTATGTTCCATTGACATTATTGTTGGCAATAAATCCATGTGATCCATATACAAAAATAAATGGATACAATACACAAACACCACCATCTACGCTAATTGGCTTGTATGTTGGATTTTGTCCTTGGCTATCGGACAATCCAGTAAATGACCAGCTGTAGTTAGCACCGGGAGTGATATTACCAACTAATACTTGACTTGGCACACCGTTATCAATGTTAACTAAGTTTTTACCAGGGTGTGCAAATACAGATAATTGACCGCCTTGTGGGCTAAACTGGGTATCAAATTGCCAGTCATTTGTAAACGGACCGTAAGATTCATCTGGTGTAAATACTGCACTGGTAGTTAAGTATGCGGTATTAATCGTATTTGAAAGACTACCACCAGATACTATTACTGTTGTAGCATTTGCGTTTGCAGAATACCGTGAACTAGTGATGGTAAATGTAGTTGCATTACTGGTTTGCTGGAATATAACGGTATTTCCAGCTGAAAATGATGTAGCGTTACTGGTTCCAGAAATGGTAAATGCAGTAGCGTTTACATAGGTAACATTAGCAAATGCTGTGCCAGGTAAAATGGTAACTGGGAATGGGCCACTACCCGTTGCAAAAGTTGTGCCAGTGGTAAAGACATCTAACTCTTTATAGTTACCAGCAAAAATATAGTTAACGCCGTTATACGGCTGAGAAACCATACCACGGTAAATACCGACTAAACTGCTAAAGATTGAGCGATAGCCACCCATTTTTTTAGGCACGCCACGCTGAAAACGACACCATACCCCGTCGGTGTATTCATCGGTTTCAAAGTAAGTACCATCACGCTTAATACCCGGTGGAACTGCTAGTGTATAAATCCGAGTAAATTGCGAGGTATCTTGCTGAACATTATCAGCTGCCATTTAGAATGTCCCACCACCAATTGATTTTGCATTTAACGACGCAAGCACATTAACCGCTGGAGTCGATGGATTAGAGCCGTCCATATTAATAATTTCAGTTCCGTTAGCAGTTAAACCTAAAACACCTGTACCTACTAAATACATACCACTTGTTACATCATTGTTAAATGAATATGCTGGCAATGATGCTGAACCATTAGCAGCATAAAATAAGCCGGTTGCTGATGATGTTAATACATATAAATTAGTACCATCACTTAGTACTGTAGAAATATTACCAGCGGACAATACCAAAGGTGTCTGACTACTTCCTTGACATTGGAAAGTAATGTTATAGCCAGTTTGGTTTGTGTTATTAACCAGAATATAAATCTGGGTAATGGCCGGTAATGTTACTGCTAAACTTTGTGTGCGTGTACCAGATTGCGCAATATAAGTCTGAATAATCGGTGCATAAGATACTAAACTAAACGTATTGCCAACTATGGTATCAACATCGTAAGTTGCTGAGTTAAAAGTAACAGCTGACGGGGCCACCCAACCAACAGTAATGAACCCGCCACTAATAGAATCGTAAAAAATAAAACCAGAATCGCCCGGATTAGCAACAATTTCGCTATTGCCGTTAATTAAATTTGGCGTCGTAGCATAGATGTTTAATGAACCAGATCCGCTATTTCTAAAACCAATCCACCAACCAGCTGATAAATTTTGTACTGGAGGGAGTGTAAATGTACCACCACCAGCTCCCCAGTTAAAAGTAGCGCCACGGCTTGCATCGGTAATATTGGGAGAAGATGTTACATCGACTACGTTTTCAGTTACGGCCAATTTACCGTTAGAAGTAGTTAAGCCAGCTCCTGCTAAAGTAGCCGCATCTGCATAAGATGTACCAGCCGCAAATGTGACGTTATTCCAAACACCACCGGCAGTTGTATTATTAGTAAGATAAAAATACTTACTAATGCCCATTGGTACGCTAACGGAGTTTGCGCCCGTATAGTCTTTAATCGTAAAAGTATTTGAGCCAAGGTTGCGGAACAAAATATCCGCGCCAACCGTGCCTTGATCTGCTTCTGGTAAAGTAATGATAGCAGCATTGGCGTTAGCACTAGTACAAACGCAATCGATAATACGAGCAGCAGGTATCTCACCAACTCCTTGATTAACAATAGATGGCCAATAGAGTGGTGTGGGAGAACTGAAAGAAAGTGCATAATAGGATACATCCGTTGGGGTAACAACAGTCCCAGTGAATGGGCTCACAAAAACGGGAGTTGACATTATTTTTCTAACCTTTTAAATGTGTAGCCTTTGTGGCTTTTATGGCGAATCCAATATACACAAACTGACATATTAAGGTTCCTGAACCGAAGTGTTGCGATCCACACGACGAGAGTTGTCTTCTTTTTTGAGTGCGTTAAGTGCATCAGTGTAATATTGTTTCCAAACTGGCAACTTATCCAAAGCTTTTAAATAACCTTGGGCTTGTAACAAAGCACCATAAAGCATTGCTTGTGGAGCAATTTGAGTCCACAAGTTCTGTTGGTTATTAGCATCCAATGGCTGAATTTCAGCAAAGTAAATAATTTCCACTGGATAAGTGGCGTCTGGTTTTGGGGCAAAATTCCAGTTGCTATAATCGTAGTCAGCATAATATAAAGGCTGACCATTACTAGACTCAGCCAAATACTGCGATACATAATCTTGGCTACGCAACAAAATAGGCTCACCATTAATTTTCATAGAAACCGTTTTACGCCAACGAGCTGGTTTATTTAAAATAGTTTGGTTAGTTGCTAAACTGGTTTCTACAACAATTAACTGCAAATAGGTTTTTAATTCGGCAGCAATCGATGACTCCGCCAAAGCGATGAGGTTAGGGATCTGAGCAATAAAGTCAGCATCATCCCGCTCCATATATTGCTGGATATTGAGCACCAGCGAATCGTAGGTCATAATTACGCTCATTTTAAAACCTCATAGCCATATTTTTTGGCATTTCTATAGATCCTATTTGCAAGGGTTGCGTGTTTTAATCCTAAAAAATTGGCCAGTGCGGTAAAACTGTCATAAACAATACCGTTGTATTTAACTTTTACTTTTTTACGTTCAGAAGCAAGTTTTTTTTCTTTATCGGATACTTTACGTCCGAACATCCAAGGAGTTTTTCTTGACTTATTTTTAAGAGGACTAACGTAATTATCTCCGCGATATTGTGACACAGGCGGTTTTGCACCACCTTCAGCAATGTTCCACCCAATTTGTTTGGCTGGTCTAATTTTTGTTTCTAAATCGTAACAATATGTTTCTTCCCCAATTAAAACAACTTCTTTAATAAGGTTGTCCCAACCATATTTTTTAATCGCTGCTTTAAGATGTTGATTATCAGAATATTTGCTATGCCTAAACCACCTAGCTTCGATGTTTTTAGAAACACCAATATACCCCTGACTAAACATGTCAGTATGGTCTTTATGGTGGATCCAATACAAAGAAGTGTTCATCTGGTGTAGTATGACACGTTGGGTTGGAAATAGATTGGTGACTTATCACGATCTTCTTCACTAGCTTGCAAGAATGCTTTTTCGGCTTGCAACTCCAAATACTGAATGCGTGGCATATCTACTTGAGGTAATTGTAACGCCAAGCTATGAGACAATTGCTTTTGTACACAATTGAGCCAACGATCTGGCACATAGATTTGGTTAGTCAGTGAACCCACATCTTGCATCTGTACTTCCACAACTAATTGGAACATTTGGAAGTCATTGTTTGGTACTGGCCACAAATACATAGAAGGCTCAATCGTACGATCAAACCAATATTGCAATGAACGAACTGATGGGAATTGCTTATTTGGTAAATTCCAGTAGTCATCACGATTTAAGCGAGCTAATGGAATAACTTGTTGGCTAGTTGAAAATACAATCTGACGAATGGAGAATGTAGGAGCTACAGTCTCACGCAAACGGTAATACAGATAAGGAGGCGTAGTACTGATGTTATAGTACTGCCACTGCTTATCAGTCATGGTAATCGATGGGAATTGCTGAACAGTTGTCCAATTAATCCCATCATTAGATACTTCGTAAGCAAAGTTATAGGTTACTGTTTCACCAGCGGGTGCGTAAGCATTAAAGCCAACATAGAACACTGGATTAGAACCTTGGTATTGCAAACCGAAATAGTTTTCACTAACGGTTGAAGTGGATACCAAATTAATGTTTTGAGCAAACACCGCTGGAGATTCTGGGTTATCCGCTGGCAAATACTCTGCCGCTGTAGAATTGATAATATAAACCCAGTTTGCCTCACGCACATCAATCGTGGTTTTTGGTAGAACCAGTTGTTGCTGTGCTGTTAGAGCACCATACAATTGGTTTTCCAATAACCACAGATTAACGCCACGATTAGACAAATTTTGCAAGTTGTAAAACAAGGCTTGCTTAGCTGTACCAATTAACTCAGGTGTCATCTCCTCTGCCGTTTTACCAGCATCACGAAATGCATATGAGATTAATTGGTCAACATTGATTTGTGTTTGACCAGTGGTTCCACTATAAGCCAAAATTATCTCCCGCGGCCAGAGACACGCTTAGGTAAGGATTTTAATTTAACGCCCTTATCGGCTTTGTTAAACTCTTTAGCTACTTTAGTTGGCACACCAACCTTTTTTGCAAACTTAGGATTGTGTGCCGCAGCAGCCATCAAGCGTTCTTGTGATTGCGATTTGCTTGGCATTAGCAAACTTTCTTGCCAGCTTTATACTTGTTTGGCATTTCTTTAGCACCAGAAGCAGCATCAGCCATCTTAGGACCTTCGCTTACTTTTTTAGCCATAGAAGAGCCAGCTGGTTTGCTCTTTTCTTTTTCTACATCAGAGCCACGCATCGCTGGCTTTTCGCTTGCTTTGGAAGGAGCATCTGCTTTACCTGGCTTGATGTCTTTTGCTTTTTCAATGCTGTCTAAATCGCCAGACTTTTTCTTAGCGCCGTAAACACCAATTGCACCACCTTCTTTATACTTACGAACGGTTCCGCAATCTTTCTTAGAACGACCACCTTTTTTGAGTTTGATTTCAGTTGGCTCTTTGTCGTGCTCAGCTTCGTCATGTTGCTTAAATGCTTTTTTGATGAGCTTTTTATCTTGCTCCATGTCGCCCTTATCGGCTTTACCGCCTTCTTTATAAGAGCCACCACCACACATCGCTTTAACTTGCTTGCCTTCTTTGAAGCATTGCATTTTGGGTAATGATTTAAATCCGTCCATGATATATCCTCGAGGTTAATTGAATTGGGGAGTGATCAGCTCCTAATACTACTTATGCAAAAATAGGGCAAAAAATGCCCTAAA